TTGAGTTCCGTCCCCGGCCCGGTTTCCGGCATGTGGGCCGCTGCCGGCGCGCCGGTGTGGCAGTCGCGGTAGACGGCCTCGCCGTTCTCGTAGATTTTTTCGACGCAACTCATGGCTATGTGATCGTGAGAGTGGATGTCGCGGAGTTATAGGTGCCTGCTTTCGTAGTCCCCGTCAGTGTGACGGTCCCATAACTGTTGACGGTGGGGCCAGAAAGCAGGACATACGCAGCCCCGGACGCCGGGTCGCCAGAAAACGCCACCGTCAGCGTGCTGCTTGTAAACGTGGCAGACGTAACCAGCCCGCCGGGGTTGGTGATCGGCTCGTTGGCGATCACCGTGCCGCCCGTGATCGACAGACTGCCGGCCATGCTGTTTTGGTTGATCGTCAGCGTGCCATCTTCATTGACAATGCTGCCCGCGCCAGACAGGTCGGCGACTGTGAGCGAGCCGCTGCCGTCCAAGGTCAGCGTTCCTGTGACGGTCAGCTCGTCCAAGGACTGCGACGCAGGCGGGTCGCCTGGTTCCTCCTGCACTGTGATCGTGGCGGATGCGGCAGTTACGGCGGTGGTTGAATCAATCCCAAACGGCGACTGTCCATGGACTTGAAGTGCCGTGCCGGAAGACAGCGCCAGCCCGCCTGCTGCCGAGAGAGTCGTTGACAACGCCACCGATACAGTGCCGTAAAGAATGGCCACTGAACCGCTGGTGGCGAACGTGCCGGAACTATCCAGCACGACCCGGCCCGCGTAGCCCGCCGCGCCGATCGTCACGTTCTGGGATGCTGGCGTCGCGTTGGTGACGCCGGCCCAGCGGTTTTCAAAACGAACTGTGCCGCCAGTCGCGGCCACCAGCGTCACATCGCGGCTCATTCGGACATTGCCGCCAGAGAACGTCGCCGTACCGGAAGTGTTGGCACCGCCGATCAGCACCACTTGCGAACCAGACGGAGGGCGAACATCAAAACTGGCGGATGTATTTACGCCCTGCTCGAGCAGTAACGCCGCGATCCCGCTCGCACCCACAGCCGTGTCCCCGATGGCAACCGGACTTCCGACCGCCCCGGCATTTGCGACCTGCATGGTGCCGCCCTTGACGGTCAGTGTGCCGTTGAAATCCTTACTGGTGGCGTTCATTCTCCACAATCCGCTGCCTTCTTTGACAACGTTGCAAACGTTGCTGCCAGCGGGGTCGCCGATTCGTCGGATCTCGTTGAGGTGCGTGCTGGAGCCGGCCAGCGCCAGCGTCCTGTCGCAGTTACCAGCGTGCGTGACGGCGCTGGTTAGCACGAGCGGCCCCGTGCCGTCTGCGCGAATCTCGCCGTCGCCTCGCATTACGATGCTGGCGTTGCTCGTGTGGCCTGGGCCTTCGTAGGTCATCACCGTCTTGCACTCGTACAGGCAGTTGCCAAGCCAGACGGTGATATTGTTGCAGCCCGAGAACTTGAGCGTCTCAAGGTCGGTCGCCAGTTGATCCCAGCACACCTTGATCTTGAGGTCTTGGAAGTTGGAACCGCACGGCACCGGCTCGACGTTGAATGCGTCCCAGCACAGCGGAAACACAATCGTCTCGCGGACGCACCGGTCGTATGGCGTCGGGATGTAAAGCTCGCCGTGAACGCGGACGGCCGACATAGACTCAAGTTCCACCCGCACCCACACCGTGTCGCTGATCGGCGGCAGCCGCTTAGTGCGTGGCTGGTAGAAGGTCAGGCCAGCAGCCTTGCTGGTTTTTTCTTCGCAGCAACAGGCGTCGAACGGCGGTCGGCAACGAGCGTCCTGCGGAAACCCCGGCTCAGTGCATCCAAGGCACTCCGTCGTTCCTACGCCCTGGAACTCGCCGCCGACTCCGTCGCAGTTTGCCTTCGTTGTCGGCGACGACTCGTGCAGGACGTAGCCGTTTTCCTCGTCATAGACGCAACACGCCCCCACGCATGTGGCCTCGTCGCAACTGTTGCCCACGCCGCGAATGAGCGGCGCAGGACACGTCTGCTGGTCAATGACTTCACACGATTCCCCATCTGGGTCACAGCACGGCACCGGACACCCGCGATCGCAGCAGCCGCCAAGAACCTCACCGGCGCATTCGGAAGGCTTCTTGTTCTGGCAGTTGCCGTTTTCGCAGCACCGGCCCGGACACTCCCCCCACTGGTCGCGAAACACAATGCCGTCGCACGCTGGGCAGCACAAAGACGCCGCGACGTTTTCGGCTCCTTCGATGCCGCCGTTCTGTGCTGGGTCCATGATCTCTGGAGACACGCACCCACAGCACTGATCGACCCCGTCACCCCACCGCAGGAACGTCCAGCCCTCCTCGCACGGCGCGTCAGGGTCGTTCTCTGGACTCCACAGTTCGTCGCCGCAGCAGTACCCAGGCTCCGTCTTCCACTCGTCGTTGCAGCACTGGCCCTCGTCACAGTGGCATACGCCGTTGCAGCACACGCCGCCGAGAACGCACTCGCACCAGAACTTTCTTGTTTGCACAATCAGGCCGTTGAACACGGCCAACGCACCGTTGATTATGAACATGCGGTTTCAGCCGAGATGGGCAGCGAGATAGTCGCCGTCTCGCCGGGGTACGGGATCCAGGTTCGGATACGAGTGAACTCGATGGCAGACGTGGTCAACGTGACGGAGACGAACACAGCCGTTTCGTGGTGCTGAACGTTAAGCAGATGCCATGCGGCCGTAGCGCCGGCAGGGCCAGGCGACGAAACCTTGCCGATGTAGGCGACTTGTTCTTCGCAGGCGTCGCCGATTGTGAACAGTTGATTCGTGGCGACTACGGTATTCGGGGTCGCCGTGACACCCTGGAACGTCAGGGTTTTTGCCTGGTTGATGCTCCACGACCCGGTGAAAGTACAGACGCGTATTTGCTTGGATTGCGAGCCTCCTCCCGCTCGATCAAATGTCAGCGGCTCCGCCCCACGGTCGCCTTGCTCGACGCGGCGAACGATCTTGGCAATACGCTCAGCCGCCGGGCGAGTGAATGTCACCCGCTCGGTCTTCGCGGCCTTGCCGTCTGGCTTTTGTGCCACGGCTCAGTCCTCGTAGACGGTGAGCACCAGGCGGGTGCCTTCGACGGCCGCCTTGGCAGCGTAGTCCCCAGCCGCCAGCCGCAACACAGCGGCCTCGCCAGCTTTGAGCCGGGCCGTCTCATGCAGCGTCCCGCCAGTGTAACGGCCGAAGCTCACTGTGTGCGTGGTGGCACTTGCCAGCGAACGGGCGAAGCACAACCCCAGCGAGCCGAGAGTGGCCGTGGAAATCTGCGTGACGGCCGTGCCCAGGTTCAGCGTGACCGAGAGAACGCCAGCCGTGGCGATGTCAGCCGTGACGCCAGACGCAGCGAAGGACTGCGACAGGGCACCTTTGCTGACCTGGCCGGTGATGGTGTAACTGATGTCGGGCATTGGTGCTCCTTAGAACGGCGGCGTGCCGAAGTAATTGGAAAAGTTTGCTTCTGGGTACACGCGGCGCGTGAGAATGTCGGGCGGGCCAGAGGTTCCGCCGACGTACTTCTGCGATCCATCACTGTTGAGAGGTTGCGGCGCAGACGCGTCCTCGTCGGTCCCATCCTTGCTTCGCACAAACGTACGAAACTTTGAGCCGCCGTTGTTCGTTACGTAGTGCCACCCAACGTGGGGCAACAGCAGATCGTGACCGCTGGCCCGGTAAACAAGCTCGACGGTGATCTGCCAATACCGCAACTCCACGTCGTTCACCACCTCAGTGGCCTGCTGCCCGCTGATCCCAGCACACAGCCAGGTGTGAGCGGCACCGCCAAGGTACGGCGATGCGTTCACGCTGTTCGTGACCGCCGACGCATTGGCCAGCGGGAACGTCGGCCGGTTGCCAGAAATTGACGCCCTAACTTCGGCCTCAAGCGTTGTAAGCCCCTCAAAGAAATCGCCCGCCGCATTCACAAGCGGCAGACGGCTTCCGTTGCCACTGCCGTCGTAGTAGACGAGGGCCGGCACTTGGGCACCGCCAATCGAGAACGACCACACGTCAGGCCGTGCCAGCGGATTTGGGTCGAGTTCTTCCTGCTTCGGCAGTTCGTAGCTGTACGTGATTTCGGCGTGGTGCCGATCCGTCTCCGTGACCTGAATGTTGAGGCACTTGAGGTACGAAAACTCGGGGTGGGCGGCCGCGTGGAAAATCCCGACAGCGTTGACCAGCGTTTGCGTCGGCGTCGGCTCATCGACCGTGACGATGTATTTCCGCTCCGCAGTCGGAGCCTCTCCGAACTTGTGTGAGGCTGTACGCGGGATGACTTCGCGGTAGGAGATGACGGCCATGGCTAGTTGAGGATCTCCACGGTGCCGATCTGGCCGTTCCTGTTGAACTGCTGGAGCTCACGCAGCTGGGCTTCCTGCAGCTTTCTGTCCTCTTCCGTGAGCGTGCCGGCCTGCATCTTCTCCTCGAGCTTGGTGCGGGCCGTGTCGATGGCAGCGTTGAAGTTGGCCTGGAACTGACTGAGAACGCCGGCAGCCGCCTCGGCGGCAATCTGCGCCTCGAGTTGGGCGATCTGCTCGGTACGTTTCCTATTCTCTTCTTCCACGTCTGCCGCATTCGCCAGCGGCCTGCCGAAGCCATCGACCGTGGCACCGGCTCCCTGCACGGCAGCCTGCTGCTCGGCTCGCAGCCGGTCTAATTCCTTCTCGGTCTCGCTCCGGATATCCAGGCCAAGGATCGGGGCGAACTTCTTGACGAAAGCCTCAATGAACTTGGCCAGTTCCAAGAAGGCGTTGCCGGCCAGTTGGATGAAATCCAGAAGCCCCTGGGCCACCTGCTGGGCGATCTGTTGCGGCCCGGCCTGCTTAATCACGCCCAGAAGCTCTTGAGCGATCGTGCTAATCGGGCCAGCAAGCTCGCCCAGGATCGACCCTGCCAGCCCTTTGACCGTTGCCCAGACGGTGGCGAACGAGTCATTCATGCTGTCGATGGCTTTGACGGCGTCCTCGCTCACCACCTGGCCCAGCGAGACAGCCTCTTCCCGCATCTGCGTCAGAGCACCAGGCCCGAGCGTGAAGAGTTCGCCGAGTTCGATGCCGCCCTTGCCAAAGAACTGCACGGCCTTGGCGGCACGCTCGGCGGGATCGGCAATGCCAGCCAACGCATCGACAACCATCTCGAACTGCTTTTCCGGCGTAGCGGCCTTGAGATCGGTGAACACGATGCCGAGCTCTTCAAACTTCTTTTGCGCCTTCTCGTCGAGCGTCGCTTTGCCAATGTTGATCGTCAGTTTCTGGATCTGCTTGGCAAACGATTCCACGCTCACGCCAGTGTCAGCGGCCGCCCTGGCGTAAGCCTGCAACGCCTCAACGCCGACGCCGGTGCGGTTGGCCACGTCGTTCAACGCGTCGAGCTCTTCGCCAACACTCAAGGCGAAAGACGTGACAGACGTGACGGCACCAGTCACGGCACCCGAGAGACTAAGAAAAGCAGACGTGGCAGCCTGGAGCCCGCCCAGGGCCAACTTGCCGATCTCAATGTTCTTCAGCGTTCCAAGATCGGCCGACGCCTTCTTACCGGCCTCGCCCATGGAGTCGAGCTTTTGGTTCACATCGGCCACGGCCTGGGCCAGCTGTGCCGTATTGGCACTGATCTGCATCGCGAGTCCGAGTGCCGTGCTCATGTCATTTGCCGTCCAAGTCGATCTTCATCTGGGCCAGCACGTCGAGCATCTGCGTCTTGTGCTGCGGTGGTCTTTCGGTCGGAATAAAGTCTCTTGGCTTTGGGCACTGGCCTCGGCGTGAGTGCGGTGCCAGCACTGCACTAGCAAGCACGCCCGTCTGAGCCCATGAGTTGTCTAGCGGCTGGAAGTAGCGGGCGAAGGCTAGCCACTCCGATAGCTCGCGTGAATCCATCCGCTGCTCGAGCTCGCCGACCGTCATCTTTAGATGCCCGGCCAACATGAACAGGAACTGCCGCGACGGTCTCGCGCTAAAGCTCGCCGGCGAGTTCGACTACGTCCGCCTCCGTGAGTTTGTTGTGCTTCTGTGCGATGTCGAACAGTTCGCCCATAACTGCACCGTCGAGATCGGCCACCTCGGAAATCTCATCGTCTTTCCAGATCCGCACGCCGTGCTCGTCGCAGAGAGTCCGTACGAGATAGAACGCACGGAAGTTATGGAACTTCTCCATGCCCTTGCTGCGGATGTCGATCCACGCGAGTTCCCATGCGTCCCGCTCGCCGACGCTCATGACGCGGACGTGCACATCAAAGCCCCACTCTTTCACGTGGACCTTGAGCGGCTTGCGAACGCTTGCGGCCTTGATCTGTTCTTTCAGTCCCATGTCACCCATCCAAAAGTCTGAACGTCACGGTGTAACGGGTTACGCCGTTCAACTCGGGCGCGACGCTCAAGCCCTCATAGACTGCCTTGCTCGTCAAGCCAGCGCCGCCGCCAGTGATGACGATGTCAGCCCTGGTGCCGTACTTCGCCGTGGTGATGTTGGCCGTGCCCATGCAGCCGACAGTGACCGTGCCGACCTCATCGGTCCACAGCGATGAGCGGCCCTTGGCTGGGCCGCCGCCGTATTGCCACGACAACTCCGAAACCTCGGAGAACGCCACGCCGTCAAACGTGACAGAGATGCCAGTGCTATGAGCCGCCACGGGTAAGCCTCCGTGCGACTACGGCACCTGGAAGGAAGCGGAACCACGCACGGCGTCGTTGACCGTCAGCGTGACGCTGGAAGACTTGCACGTGGCGGTCACGCTCAGCGTGATCCCGCCAGTGATGGCGAGCGTTCCAGTGGCACCCTGGGCAACCGGCGTGCCGGACGCAGCCAGGTACTCGACAGAGACTTCCTTGCCGGTGTCACCAGCAGAGCCCTTGAGCGGGCGGCTCATCGTCAGCACGGTCGCCCCGGTGGTCTGGCCCAGGTGTGACACGTCGATCTGATCGGTGGCAGCGTTGTCCGTGATTGAGTAGGTGATGCTCGTGACGGTGTAGACGGTGCCTGCAAACGTGAAGGTCGTGCCGCTCGAATCATGGGGCGTGTATGGCATGCTTTATCCCTCGCTCCACCAGCAGTCGTACCGCTGCGTCACCTGATAGACCGGCGGGAGATCCGCTCCAGCCAGCTGCACAAAGTCGTCGGATTCGTCCTCCAACGACGTTTGCTTCACTTCTGTATTGTTCGACGTTCCGCCGTATCCATCCAGAACGAGCCGCATGGCGTCGGCGACCTGGCGGGCCTCTTCGTACGTCGTGCCGTAGATGCTGTACTCAACGCTGACTCGCGGCATGCCCATCGGCCGCCCGAGCGTCTGCTCACGCTGGATGCCAGAACGTCGCCACGTGACGAACGGCAGCGACGCCGACGCCGGAGCCAGCACCGGGTAGATGCGTGAACTCACCAGCGACGTGACGGCCGTGGTGCCGACCAGGGCTGTGCGGAGGACGGCTTCTGGGGATTTGAGGCTCATTTGCCGCCAGCCCTTCCTTTGAATGGATTGGCCATTTCCTTGATGGCGTTATTCAGGGCGGCAGTCATCTCCTTTGTGAGATTTGCCGAGACCTGCGACCGCGTACGCTCGAACGCAGTCTTCACCGGCGGAACTCCTGCCTTTCCGCCAAGCGGAAACTTTCCGAGATCTACGGTAGATCCCTTCTTGGCTACCTTTACGAAGCCTTTTGGCGGCTTCGGCTTGGTAGTCACCGCACCAGATCGCCGTGCGACAACAACTTTCACTGCACCGCTTCTCTTGAAACTGCTGGCGATGTTTCCTTTAGTGCGACGCTCTTTGGTGCCGAACTCGACAAACCCTTGGTGGTAGCCTTTTTCGTTTGACTTAGCGTCCTTCTTGCCGCGTGGCGGTGCGGTATACCCGACAAGTGCCACGCCAGACCCAGTCTTTGTGTACCGCTTGGTCTTTTTACGAATTGCCCGTTTCAGGTTTCCTGTCGGGCCTCGCGGCGTCAGTGTCTTGAGCATCTGAAAGCCGGGCTCCAAGGCACGGCCCAAGGCAGCCGCCATGTACTTAGCCGAGATATTCTTCGGCAAAGACCTGAACGCAGCCTTCAGTTCCTCCAGTTCGGGGAACTCCACACTGACTTCGATGCCGCCTGCCATCACGTCACCTCTTCGCAGATAGCGACGTGTTCGCTGCGGTTGCTGTACTCGAGCAGGCTAACGATGTTGAGCGTCCGCGTACGCCAGGCAAAGCGATCGCGCTGCGTCAGGCCAGGCAGATAACGCATCCGCACCCGGTGCGTGATCGTGGTGTCTTGCTGGCCAGCCGCCAGAGCCTCACGAGCCGAGACGCCTTCCACGCTCGCCCACACGGCTGACGAGTTGCTCCACGACAGGACCGTCTCGCCGAGAGTGTTTGTGGCACCGCTGGCGACCTGCACCGTAACACGCTCGCGGAGCTTGCCTGGGTCGATCACCGATAGGCCCCCCACCGCTGCGAGTCGAGCAGGGACTGCACGCCGTACGGCACCTCCTGCGGCACGGCACCGGTCGCCATCACAGCCTGGCGGCTTTCGTACCAGTGGCCCACCAGCATCAGGATCGCGTGCCGGATCGCCGCCGGCACACTCGTGCCGCTCGCCCCGTACCCGCCCCACCACGTCACGCTGATGGCGTTGTCATCCCGCAGATGCGGCGGCCACGTCTGGCCGTAGAGCGTCTTCACGGTGCCAGGCGTGCCGGCCCGGTCCACGCGGTAGCTCGCCGTCGAGTAGGTGGACGTTGTGCCGTTCTCAAACGTGAACGTCAGAGCCACCGCCGTGGCCGTGCCAGCGGCAGCCATTGGCGGGCGTGGCAGTTCGATGTCGTGCGTCCCGTCCGGCGGGAACGTGTCGAACCGCACCAACCACTGCGTATGCACTAGCGTGCGGTCAAGATACTCTTCGCACCACTCACGGGCCGCAGCAATCAGCGTGCCGATGTAGGTGTCATCGTCGCTGGTATCGACCCGCAGGTGGGCCTTAGCCTCGGCGAGCGTAACGGGCTCAACCGCTGGCGGCGTCTGACGAGTCAGGCTTCTGTATTGCACGGCGTCCTCGTCTCCTGGGCGTGGCGTCTGCCGTCTCGGCGTCGTGCTCGATGGCGGCCGTCTCGATCAGATCCTGCTGCCGGTCTTCGATGGCCACGCCCTGGGCCACCAGCTGCGTCGCC